GTACACCATTCCACCATTGGTGTATTACTTCTCCCAGCTGAATGTTAAATAAGTTCTCCACTAGTATGCCATTTTTTAATAGAGAGGCCTTAGAGGATGATGGTTCTGGGGCATTTACTCCACCTGTAGTATCCTGATGATATATGGGAGATTCTACTAGGCCTCCCTTATATAAGTTCTCAAGGGTTGGGTTATTACTCCAGGTTTCTATTATAGGGTGTGTTGACCATAGACCTACTGGTAATGTGCTCTCGGCATTGGTAAGATTTATGGTATTGGAAGCCATTAGCCCTATGCTGAGATCAATAAGGGGTCCCCAATGATAGTTATAGGGGTTATAGATACTGGTAACTTGGGACCAGCTTTCATTAAAAGTGTATAACCCAAGTATTACGGTATTAGCATGGTTATATGATACACTGGAAGTTCCCCCATTTAGCCCCATTAAATTAGCTAGCCAATTGGGGCTGCCTTGTGGTCCAAGCCAATTCTCCCAGCTAGTACGCCTTTTAACCTGAGAAGCTAGTGGTACTGCGGTGGTATTAACTGCAGTCCTGATTATTAAATTAGAGGCCTGAGCGGCATCGCCGGGTATATATACATGGTACCCGAATACCACTATTTCTCTAACAGTTGAGGTTACTCCAGAAATATCTTCAGTAATATCCACGTTGAGACTTCCCTCTATAGCATGAAGTATACAATCAGGAGTAACCACAGCATGGTCATAATTCTTTACCATTACTGAATCTCCCTGATTAGCCTTGATTAATAGGGGTTTTAGATTACTTTGGTCTACTCTAGTGGCATCAGAACTTATAATAAGGAGTTTATTCTGGTTACCATCGGTCTGTACTCTAGCTTGGTTAAAACCAAACATTGGCCCAATTCCATTTATGATACCAAATGGCTCCATGGAGTCCTTTGAGGATACTGGGGCCTTCCAATCTCTATACTTTTTTATTTCCATTATCGGTTTATTTTTCTATTAAAATATTCATCTGCTCTCTCCATCCCTAATACTAGGGCCTTTACCAACTTCCTGTTTACTTCTTCTGAATTCAGAAGCTTTACATCATCCTCATTATCTTGGAATAACCATTCAAGTAAAGCTGCTGAGTAATTACCCATTAACACTGTAAAGTTAGATTCTTTGTCAGGGTCACCATCAGAGTAATCAGCCCGGGCTTTTAATTCAGGAAATGAAGCCTGGATAGACTGGAATAAATATTGAGCTATGGTATCAGACACCGTTTGCCCTTTGGTAGTCCATATCTCATAACCTGAGGCTGAATGCCATTTCCCATCTGAACCTGAAGCATTATTATGCAAGGATAGTAGAAAGTTTAGCTGTTTACTCCCCTTTGGGAAGTTATTAGCGGTATTCTTTCTTGTGGTTAGTCCAGGCTCCTCTAGGCCCTTTACAGTTTCATACACATGAAAACCAGCCTCTTCAAGGGCTGGTTTAAGTATCTTTATAAGTTCTCGGCTACCCTGATATTCAAAATAAGAACCATCAGGACTACATTTTCCGGGTACACTGCATCCATGAGCAGCATCAAGAATTACATTAATTGTTCTCATATCTAATCCATTTTAAAATCAAAGGTATATTCAAAGCCTGGATTCTTAGAAGTGAAGTATACCGTACCATTATTATCGGGCAAAGCTGGTTTAAATTCACCTACATGAATTGGCCTAAATCTATTTAGCAGATCGCATACCCTTTTTTGGAAAGGGTAGTCATTTCTAAGGTCTTCATCAACCCCTATATACATGGTAACTGGTACGCATACTTGACAAGATAGTAGTTCATCATATACTACTGTATCCCCAGATGAGGTAGTGCTATCATAGTAATAATCATATCCACTCTGGTGAATATCTGATTTATCATAATTGGGTATTATGGAATACCCAGATAGATTGCCATTGGGATTATGGTAATCTCCTCCGGGATCACTTACAGTAATCTGGAGGTCATAAAATCTACCAAGTATCTCATAGAATATAGCAGTACCCCTCATTTTATATAGAGTTAATGTATACTTTAGTAAATCCCTGAAGTGAGCTCTAGGTTTTATATCATTAGATATAGACTCCCATTGCTCCCTAGTTATAGTAGGGTCTTTATACTTCTCCCATAGAGTTCCATCATTGAGAGCTCCGTAAGCATAGGGCATACAACCCAGAAACTCCCACATGTAATTTATAAATATAGGATGGTTAGTATCGGGATTTAAAGCATGGTCTAGTAGATTATTTATCTCAGTATAATTAGTATTTTGGAAATACTCACCACATACCTCTAGGTATCTCTCCAGTATACCCTTATCCTGGGAATCCTTATAGGAGTCTTGGGACTTAAAATAAGCTGGTAGCCAATCTATGAGGTGTAAAAAGTTCATCATACTGTTTCTATTATGTTATCAAATACAATGCTAGAATCATTATTTATTATGGGTATAGTAAGAGATGGTGGTATAATATCTACTCCAGTAGGATATATGTCTAGCTGATAGAATCCCATATCAGGGTAAACTCCAGTCTCTGGATTAGATATGCTGATAGTAAATACTCCACCAAATACCCCTGTGGGCAATGTAATTGGTTGACCCACTGGTATACTGTATCCCATTGATATGAAAGAAGAATCAAACATATAGAACTTATTATCAGCCTGAATATATCTTAAGTACACAGTGCTATGGACAGTGATGTCTTTTATAAATAGGGAGTAGTTAAGAGAGGGATCTCCAGCTACTAATGAATCGCAAGGTACTTGAAGAAATAAATTATTTATATATAAGTAGTCTACCATGGTAAGATTATCTATTAAAGCATAGGTATCGGATAGCCTTACTGGTTTTGATATGTCTGAATTATTGTAATTCCATTGTTCTCTTAAAGCCCCAGTTACCTGGTTTGATATATCTAGAGCCTTAAAGGATTTTTTACCAGTTATGGTAAGGTTCATATTTATGTAGCATTCTTTAGTGCTATATACGTTTATAAGAGTAGTAAGTATCTTCCTATTAGTAAGGAATAATTTTACTTCATCTACTAGAGTCTGATTGGCTATTCCCCCTCCATCAGGAGTAATATAAATATCTACTCTTTTGCCACAGATGTAATCAACATAGGCCTTATCTACTCCAGGTACTAACTTAGCTAAATCCTCATAGTCCTGTTTGCTTATAGCAACCCATAGGGTTCTTACTGATAATGGTACATGAGATTTTAGCATACCAAAGTCCTCATAGTTTGACCCACCTATAGTGGGGTTCAAATTAGATACTTCTAGTAAGGACACATCTTCATTTCCAGGAGAGGTTACTAAGCTTTGTATACTGGTAATTTGACCTACTCCCAGGTTTCCTGAAGCGCCTTTGGTTACCCCATAAGAGGCCTCAAAATAAGTTCCAGGCTCAGGTTTAGCTCCAAATTGCCCATCACCAAAAGCTATATAGGGTAGATAATCTGAATCTAGTTCTATCTTATAATGTGTGTCACTGGCTTCACTAGCTACAAAGCTGTCTACTAAAGTCCAAGAAGTGCTAGCCCCGTCTATAGTTCCTGTTAGCACCATGGTACCCTCCGCATAAAAATCACTGGACCCCAGAGATCCTAATTTAATTATAGAATTACCAGATTGAATTGTACCCAGACTTATATTCGAGTTATACTCTATCTGCTTTACTGGTATATTCACCCCATAAGTACCAGAGTACCAGGTGGTATCCTTTATGCATAAGAAATTCATACTACCATCAGTGAAAGTAGAATTGGCCTTTATTACTAGGTCCGTAGCTCTAATGGATCCATCTTTCATTTTTATTCTTATCTCACCATAGGATGTAACTGCTGACTTCATATGATAGTCAACAAATTTAGCATGCTTAGTAAGAGAAGAGTATTTTCTACAGGTAGTAAAAAAGGATTCTCTCCCCACATTATCTATGTAATAATGTAAAGTTTCAGCTATAGCTGAAAACATTGAGATAACTATGACAAGTATATTACCCTCAGATAAATCAGTCATCTCAGGAACTTTATTCTGAAGCCCTAGTAATAGCGACTTCTTTATCGATTCAAAGGATCTCTGGTATGGAGATAACCATTCATTTATTACACTCATATCATGAATTTATTTGGAATTGGAGATTTTGCTCATCTGCTAAATAAGCTATGGAATAGAATAAGTTTACTGCTACTGATTCATTGGATAGCCTTCTAAGCTGAACATTGTTAATATTTACCCGGGGTTCAAATAGCTTTACTGACCCATTTAGAGAATTAGCTATCTTTAAGGCTAGAATATCATTATTGGGTTCCTCTATGGTTGACCATAGTGAAGAACCAAAATATTCTTGCCGGATCCTCTGACCTATTTCATACACAAGAATAGCCTTTAAGTTCTGTTGAACCAAGGCTATGTCTCCATACAATATAGTGGGCCTGAATAAACCTGAGGTATTATTTTCCAAGACTATGGGGAACTGTAAACCATTGCCTATGGACCTTTCTAAAGCTTTATCACTCATTGTATTATCTTTTTGTTTTCTATATCTTTAATCTCAGTAGTATTGAGACTAGTTAAGGAATTTACTCTCTGAGACCAATTGGTTGATGCCACTGGTAGTTCCTCTTTAGTAGAGGGGAATATAAATCCTTTTAGGCTGCTTACTAGGTCATTATAGGCCTTCTCAATTCTATTTAATTTATCCACTAGTTTAGAGGAGATTGGTATGCCCTCATTGTATTCTCCTTCCATGAGTATGACTTCTTTTTCGGACTTTATTTTTATAGCCTCAGGAGACATTTCTATGTAGCTGGCTGATTCTTCCTTGTTGTCATTGGTAATGGATATCAATATTCTATTGCCCTTATCAAAAATGAGGATCTTGTTTCCATTATGAGTTATAGTCCCTGAAGTCTCTGGGTCTAAGAATTCCTCTGGAACCTCTTCTAATCCCCAAGTATGATAATCCCATATTGGCTTGGTGGTATCTCCACCCTCAAATGATACCCAAACTACTTCTCCTGGTCTGGGTATTTGCCCCCTATGGCCTGATAGTACAGTTCCATAAATTGGGGAACTTGGCTCAGCTAATAAAGGTGGTGAGTTTAGTGAGGGGACCATTACTAGTATCCTGCCCAGGCCATTGGGGTCTTCATTGTTGATTACATTAGCCCTATATTTTGAGTAGAATCGGTTAGCGGCTTCTTCTAATCCATTAATATAGACGTCCTGTCTAAAAGACATGTTTTCCATGATTATTGTTGTTTAGAGTTATTATCTAGTGGGAGAGGATTACCTTTCTCGTCTACCTCTGCGGCCTTCATTGGAGCTCTCCAATCTGGTCTTACCCAACTGCTAGTTCCTGAAGGAGAAGATATATAACTGTAACTTCCATCAGGCTGTACAGTGCCCATTACTGAGGTACCTGAATTAATAGTACCCTTTTTGTATAAATCCTCTAGGGCATTATACAATTTAGTTCTATTAGCATTATATTTTGGAACTATAGCCCCAGCTTTTTTGGCTATACCATTAACAAATTGTTGTTTCTGGGATGAGGCTTCTTCTTCAGCTTCACTGGTTACCATGGTGACAGCATTACCTGCCCTTATTACACTTAAAGAGGTGAGATACCCTCCATCGGGTGATACCTTGTGTGACACTTCAGTAGTATAGTATTTCCCTGTGGTGGGCCCTAAGTTTTTAAGATATACACATATAGAATCTTTTACATCTGGTCTTCCCACTATGGTAGCTTCTCCCTTTACTATCCTCTGTAACCTCTTTATGATCTTCTGAGATCCCTTGTTTGAAGCATAGTTGGATAAAGCTATTACATTCATTGGTGATAATTCTATAGTAACTTTTTCTTCTACTAGTACCTCCATTTTATCTAGGGAGAAGACAGAGTTAGGATCCTGAGGTAGTATTACTACTGAGGGCCCAGTTATACTAGTTCTAGGAGAATCTACAATGGTGTATCTTTTATTATCTCCTATTAGTGGACCAAATACTCCATCTAAAAGGCTTCTAGATTTGGATTTGACTTTGGACCTATATACTATGGTTCTTTCAAAAGTAAGATTCTTATGTTGCCTTAAAGCTATCTGTGCAGCTTCTAAGCCCTTACCATTTACCTTAGCCAGATTATTTATGGCTTCTTTATACTCCTTCGCCCAATCATCCAGGTATTTTTTGATTTCATCCCCAGTTACACTATGTGTAGCTCTAGCTTCAGCTATAGCCTTAGAGGGGTAACTTTCAAGGGTTTTAAGTAGGTCCTTTTTAAAAGTTTCTTGGACGGATTTTATAGTAGACCATTTAGCTACTACATTACTACCACCCTTAAATATAGATCTTGGTATAGTAATGTTATCTCCCTCCACGGTTACTTGACTAAGAGTACTACCATATCCTGTAGATGCAAGATAAGCCTCGGATACACTAAAGTTCCCTCTATACTTAGATGACCCAGATAATTCAAATAGAGCTGTATAATCCACCTCTGGCTTAGCCTTACTGTCATAATAATAAAGGGGTACTAAATAATTAATGTAGTCATCATGGGGCTCTCCAATGGTATTTATAACTGAATATAGAGGGCTTAATTTACCAGAGTATTCACCCCCACGGATACTCCTATGATTCTCATTAAAAAACTTGCTATACTCACTTAAAGTCTTCTTTAAGTCAGCTAGACCAGTTAACAGTACATTATCATTTTTACCTTCTTCTTTGGGTACAGAAGTAGATATTCTAGTTTTAGTTTTTTTTGTATGTGGATCTACCTCTGATATAATATAACTTTTAGAGGCAGTCTCTCCCTTTTCGGTTTTTAGGGAAGCATTTAGTAGTTCCCCAGTTCCTCCAGCATAAGTCATAATTAGATAGGGAGGCTGTTTAAAATTATAGTTCTTTATCTTTATAACATCTGAGGTTCCACTTACTACCACGGGACCAGTAGAAGTAGCTTTAGCTATTGACTTAGCCACTCTTTTTTCTAGAGCCAGTCTAGTATTAGACTCATAAGAGGGGTTATGGTCTGCAGTATATAGAACAGCAGCTGCAGTATAACTCCTCTCTACAATATCAGGTTCTAGCTGACTTGATTCCTTAATGAGGTTAGGTACTATGTTCTCCTTTATTACCGCTTTAGCCAGGCTATCTACATAGGCTTTAGAAAATAAAGCTGACTCAGCTGATATGGAGTCTACATTGGCTACATGGGATATTTTGGGTTCTGTGGTTGTAGAGGGAGGTAATGGTTCAGAATACACTACTGTAGCACTCTTCTCATCCCCTTCTATTCTAAGGCTCCTCCCACTGGGTTTTCCCGTGAGACTTTTACCATAGTCCATCTCAAATAAAACTCTCTTTGCCATAATTATTGGGTTTTTCCAGTTTTAGTATTCACTCCTCCCTTTGCAGTTCTGACAGCTGATTCAGTATCACCATTTCTGGTATCTTTAACCTGATCCACTTGAGCTACATCAATTAATACACTTCCATCGTCCTTTACAAAAGCATCCAAGAAATCTAGGAAGTCAGGGTCTGACCAGCCAGTGTTATCATGACCTGAGGACATAGTGAATAACTGGCCTAGTTTTGAAGTACCTACAATTCTTAGGGTTACTCCCTCTTCAGTGTAAGAGGCTTCCATATCCTGTATATAAATTTTCTCTAGAGTAGAGGATACTGGGCTTTTAGATGGGAAGGTCCATCCCCACTGTACCATTAGGGGCTTTCTGTCTGCTAATGAGGGATGAGTAAGTATATTGGGGTCTCTAGTTTTAATTTCTAGAGTACAGGTATCAGAGCCTTCATGCTTATATACATATTCAAAATCAGTTATAAGTTCTCCTAGATATTGGCCCTTCCACATCAGTGGTTGTTCTAGAGTATCAAATAAAGCTACGAATGGTGCTCCTACACCATGTTCTAATACTACTGGTGAATCTTCTAGGGATTCCTCATCAGTAGTCTCTGGGATATTATTTTCATCCATTGGTAGTATTATTAAGTATTACATTACTGAACTCTTTGTTCTCTTCCTCCAAAAGTTTATCCAAGTAACCCACTTGATAGGGAGGTCCTCCAAAAGTAGAATCTGTTAGGCATTTTATATAGGTAGCATTATCAATTACCCTTTGGCCTAAGAATCCCATAAAGTGTGGATTAGATGTAGTTAGGCTACCTATTATTGTCTCTAGAAAGTCTAAATAAGATTCAGAAGGATTATTATAGGTTTTGTAATTAACTTCTTCTAGAGAAGCTGTAGAATGATTATAGGCCTTCATTGTTACTGTGCCTAGATAGGTGGAAGGAGAATCTGAAACTTTTAGTTGAAATATATTTGAATACTCCTGGTATAAACTGGATATTCCAGAACCTGAGTAATATTTAGCAGTAATGAATATAGCATCTATGGGGAATTGGGGATAACCCAATGCTTTTGATTGGCTTAGTAAAGTATCTCTATATATAGAGGTATGCACAGTGTAAAAATCTCGGCTTAACTTATTCATAGATTGGGGATTATTAGTTGTTTACCTGGTAATATCTCATCTCCAGCTATAGGGTCCACTATATCATTAGCATCAGCTAAATTTGCCCACTTGGCTGAATCCCCATAATATTGATAAGCTATACTTTGAAGAGTTTCACCTTCCATGATATTATGTACTTGACCTGTCTTAACAGGCATTATGGGAATCCTTTCTAAAGAGGTATCCCCATTATCGTAGGTCAGAGCGAATGACCTTGAATAAATAGTTTCCATGGATGTTTATTTTTTTTTTAATTTAGAATGTGCTATGAGTAACCTTATGGGTTACGTAGCTGGTGATAATACCTCTAGTGAAGAACCATAGGATTCTTGAAAAGAAAGTCTGGAAGAATTGTTAGTAGTTATCTTCTTTAGTTCTAGGGATTGAGTTATTACCATGGGCATTAATCCATTATTGGTAATGTTATCATCAGAATATAACTCCTCTAGTGAGTTTTTCCGGCTTTTAAATCCTAAGTCATTGAAATTGGAGTAGTCAGTCTCACATCTGGTTAATATGTATAAGCCCCTAAAGAGATCACATTGTCCCCATTTTAGTTGTAGTATTGGTGGAGCTTTTGCATACCCATCATTTCTAGCCCATGACTCCAAAGTCCTTACTAGACCTGGTAACCTTCTCATTGAGTATTCAGAAGTTGATTCAGGATCTGTGGATACCACATACCAGGAGAGTGAAATCTGTATAGAGTCTTCACCACCAGTATACATATAAAAAGGGTTATTCCTGCCCATGGATTTAATGGTTACCCAGTTGCTAGTTGGTTTAACTCCAATTTGGTATGGCCTGTTTTGGAGAGTAATACCAATCTGGTCACTTAAGTTATATATTATTACTGTGTTCTTATTTTGTAAATTTGTGGACCAAAAGTTTTCTCGGTTTTCCCATAGCTGAGACAGAGGGATTGCCAGATCAGGGTTAGATTCCTCTAGTTGACTGTAGAATTGTATAGACCTTTTATCCCTGGAGATCAAGGGTTTATCATGTACAGTTATACAACCAGATTCCCCATTAGCTACTGGACCCTCTACCAGTACTTCAGTAGGCCTACCAAATAAGTTATAAGTTCCTATTCCCGTTAAACGAGCTGCTAATAATCTAGGGTTAGTTTGATAAGCTCCGATCCACCTATCGGCCTCTTTTACATACCCTATGGTTTTTCCAACCACGGGTATTCTTTCTATCACAGCACTTTTAGACCTTATAGCCGTGGTTGAAGCCACAGTATGTAAGAATTTTTTATCCCCCACTACCCTGTCTGGAGATTTAAGATTATCTATCTTGGCCTTCTTAGTATTAAATATCCTCGTTATTGATGCCATAATTTTAGATTATTAAATATTTATTACTTGCCATCACGACCAGTTTCGGTAGGTTCTATCGTCCCAGATCCAACTTCATTGCCCTTATTATCCTTTAGAGTTACTGTACCCTTTAATGAGGTGTTTGCCAAATTTTTAGCTGCCGTCGTTAGCATCTGTAAAGATTCATTTAATTGGGCTATGGTACTAGCATCCCATTGGGACACTGGAGTAGTAGAGTTAGTTCTAGCATCCTGTAGAGCTCTTAATAAATTGGTATGTTCTTGGGCCTCATCATTGCTCTTTTTAAATAGGGAAGATATAGTTCTGAACCCCCACATGAGTAGTGGAGCAAGCAGTGATATAGCGAATAAAGCTGGGACTAATTTGCCAAATACCCCAAATACTCCTCCTAGTATCCTACCGAAGGCTCCACCTCTAGCAGCGGTAGCCGCCCCAGGATTTTGTATTATGGGAGTCTGATTAGCTCCTTTTCCTCCAGGAGCATAGAATGATCCAGCTAAAGCCTGATTCCTTACTTTCCTATCGGAAGATGTATAATACCAAGAGAGATTGCCTTTTCTATCATATTTTTGATAGTAGGGCATATTATTGAACTTTTGGTTTGGTGTCATATCACCAGGAGCTCTGGGACTCCTAAATGGGGCTCCATTCATCATGGTGGTTAGATAAGGGGTACTAGCCATAGCAGCACCTGGAGCAGCCCCCAGGAATCTACCTGTGACTAGTGCCAATATATTTCTGAAGGTTACTAGTGAATCATTGCCCATTAGCTTCATGATACTCCACATCCTAAATGCGGCAGCTCCAGCCATAGTAAAAGCCGCCCCTATTGTGAAGACCCCAGCTATAAAACCTCCAAGGGGTGTACCTAGTATAAGTCTTATGGATTCTACTATTGTGGTTAACCCTTTTAATAAAGGTACTAGCCAGGGCTCTATAGCTCTAGCAAAATTAACCATTAAGTTCTGCCAAACGGATACAAAAGCTTCACTAGCCCCCGCTAGAGTACTCATACGTTCTTCCATAACCTTACTGGAGGCTCCTGCGGAATTATTATTAATCTCATGTAGTAGTTTTCTATAATCTTCAAAGGCTTTCATCATTACAGTACCACCTCTCTCTCCTCGTACACCCAATATGGATACTAGGGAGTTTAGTTTTTCAACATCGGTCATATCAGAATTTTGTAAAGCCACTGAGATCTTAGCCATGGCCTCTCCAATGTCTATTAGTTGTCCATGGGCATCTGAGAATGATGCAGGGTCTAGACCCAAAGCTAATAAAGCCTTATGGCCTTTGAATTTCTCATCTGCAATAGATTTGGATAAATACCTATAGGTATTGGCTATAGCAGTACCAGCCATGGAAGCCTGAATACCAGCATTACCCAATACACCAGCAAAAGCGGTCATCTGCTCTATAGTAGCTCCCATGTTAACTCCAATGGTACCTGAATACTTTATGGTTTCAGCTAAGTCCTGTAAACTGATATTGGCTGAGGTTACTCCCTTGGTAAGTACATCGGCTACTCTTTGAGAAGATTCCTCAGAGGAATCTACCTTGAACATTTTCATGACGTTTGTCATGATATCAGCAGCTCCACCTTTACCAGCTAGTTCATGCATAGTAGCTCCTGCCAAGTAAGCAGCACCCTTTATGTTATTGGCTATCTCCTTGGTAGACATACCTGCCATGGCCATGTACTTCATACCAGAAGCAATGTCCTGGGATGAGAACATGGTAGAAGCACCCAGTGAAAGAGCTTGGTTCTCCAATGCTTTGAAAGAAGTACCAGTGTCTTTGGCTATGGCTTTTACAAAAGTCATGGTATCAATGAATTCACTTCCAGACTTTACAGCTCCTAGAATCCCATTCATTACTCCACTGCTTATGTTATAAGCTGAACCTGATATCTGGGATATAGCCGCTAGATTAGCATTTACCGCAGCTTTAGCTGCTTGTTCAGCCTTCTTCATCTTGGAAGACATCATATCAACACCTCTAGAGATATTATCCTCTAGAACCATTGATAATCCTATCTCCACATTAGATTTAGAAGCCCCTCCTGATGTGCTTATTGGCATAGTATGTGTTTTATTTGATTTTCTTCATTTCTTCTTCGGCTCTTTTATTATATTCTATAGCAAGATCTATCAATCTTTTTCTACGCCTAGAAGGTAACTTGGCCAGAGTAATTATATCAATGGGTATCTTGCTATGGTTAAGGAAAAATAGGTCCGACTCTATCTCTCCTCCGGATAGAAAAAACTTGGTATGGCCAATAGATTATACATGGCCTCAGCACCACTTGGAGACTGCAAAGGTAATTCCCCTCCAAATACTGGGTCAGCATTACTTACTACCTCTCTGATCATTATCATCTCTTTTAGAGTGTAATTTTTAAATGATTCTACCTTTACTTCCCTTTCATTGATGATTTCTCTTAAGTTTCTAACTTTTAGAGTAGTATTCCTAGAGGCTTGGTCCCTACGAAGAATCATATCACCCTCACCCTGGCCATTTAATACATCCACTTTAAAGCTTCTGCCATTTATATCAAAAGCGATATCTTTTATGCCTACAGTATATGGTTTTACTGCATAGGGTTTTAGGGCTTTTTCCTCCTCTGTAATGGGAGAAGAGTAGTCTCCATATATGTATTCATTTAAATCTTGTTCATACTCTACTACACCTCCATCTTGGCCCCAGTCATAAGAGAATGTAATTTTATCACCAATAGAATGTATCCTATTATTTATAAGAATACAGTACCTATCATTAGAGGGTAGTCTATGAGCTTGCTCAGGATTTAAAACTCCATTGGATGTAGCATTGGTTTTAACTACTATAGCACTTATCAAATCCGAAAGGTTTCTTAAGTCCTTAGCTCTGTTAGAATTAGAGATTAGATCATCATCTTCACCGTTCTGTTCCCTGATAGTGTATTTAAATCCAGAAGGTGCTGTGAACTCTCTTAGGTGTCCCTGTAAAAAATCTGTTTCCATGTTTGCTTTATTTTTAAGTGTGGTTTTTAATAATAGAAAAAGAGGGGCTCCCACCTAAGTGAAAGTCCCTCTGGGATAAAATGGCTACAAGAATTAAATCTTCTCAACAGTACCTACTGAAAACTCTATGCTCTCAATGGTATTCTCAGAGGCCATTCTATCTAAGTCTTGGCCATTTACTTTGCATGGCCAAACTTCATGCATTAGCCATATCTGTATGGGGGTACGGCCATCCTCGGCTAATTCAGTAACTTTGATATCATCCCAATATTCTAGTGGAGATAAACCACCACCAAGGATATGGTCCTGACATGAGTTTATCCAAGATCTTAACCAAGTATCAGATCCAGAAGTAGTCTCAAGTTTTTCTGCTGTAAAATTACCAATCTGGACTCTACCAGCAGTTTTTACATCTCTATTGAGATCTCCATGAGCTACCTGATCAATGGTAATCTCAGGTAATGTACATTTTTGGAATAAGTATGGTTCAACTGGGTAATTTATGAACTCCAGTGAAAATAGGAATTTCTTCCTTGGGTTACTAACGATTGCTCCCATTAATTGCCCTCCTCATCGTTTATAGAGATTGTACCACTAGTCTTATCAATATTGATGTTCAATGTGATATCCTGTAATGGTACAATGTCCTTGAATTTAAAAATAGCTCGGTATTTTCCTTGACGTACATCAGCTTCATTGTTAACTGTACAGTCTGAGAATGAATTAGCAAACTGGTCTCCCAGCCATTGAGGTTCTATCATGGCCTTTTCCGTTACTAGCCTATCTATAATAGGTACTACCTTGTAATATATAGCCATCCAAGTAGAGAATGTATTTGGTTCTTCTATATAACTCCAAAGAATTGGCTCAAAGTTCTTCTTAAGGAATAAACATAGCCGTACAATGGAGATAAATTTGTAAGAACTGTTCTCTGGTGTAGAAGTAAATCCATGCCATAGCATAACTTTTTTGCCCATGGTAGGAGTGTCCTTTATTACCATTTCATTAATGAAATTCTCAGCTAGGGAATTTAGTTCTGAATACCTAGTGGGAGTACCATAGTTATCAGATACTAAGCCAATAGCATTAGGTAGTACTCCACGATTCATTCCAGAGAATGAGTACCAAGGCCCATTTGAAGAAGCCGAGATATCAGCTAAACCAATTACAGAACCCAATACATCACAATCCTGGGTATTACCATATTCATCTTTGTACTTTAGGCCACCACCAAAATAGGCTATTTGTTTAGAATATCCTAATGTCTGCTGACATTCATTGGCCCAAGTTATTTGTGAAGCAGCACTTCTAGGAGTAGTACCAGTAGAGTATTTTGGTATTTCTATGAAATACATAGCTGTAAAGTTCAGCTCTACTAGGTTTTTAGCTGATGAATGGATTGCCATCAGGCATTCCTGGGGAGTTAGTGCAGGGGTTACGGATGAAGTAATAGTGTACTGGTGCACATGAGATACTATCATCTGGTAGGCATCATTGTAGTCAGCAAAAGCCTCTATTCCAGCTATCCATTCTTCTAGCGTTACTACATCCCCCATTACTCCAATGGTACCATATAGATAGGCTTTCTCAGAAGTACTTACTGTAGTAGAACCCACTTTTACAGTAACATCTTTGTATCCTTGGAAGTTGTTTAAGAGATTTACTACATCCTGTAGATTATTAAAACCTGTGGAAGTAGGGTTAGTAACTGTAGGAGTTTTATCCAAGTTTACTTCTATGCCATACTGGTTAGGGTTATTTACCCAATTCTTAAGGTATGTACCATCAGAAGATAATACTGTAGAACCATCGGATTCTAAATAAATTGGGAATAGGTAAATAGGTGTAGAGGTCTGCCCTGATAACACCGCTGACTTAGTCTGGTACAGGATATAGTTCCTATTTGACTTCTGTAGAGTCAAAGAGAATCTACCTTGGCTATCTCCAATGCTAGGATCTCCACAGTTTAGAGTAGAAATTTTTAAGTTTACATAAGAAACTACCTCAGAACCAGGAGCTTTAAAAGATATCTCTATAGTAGTAGCACCATCAGATGCAGGAGATACCGTTTTAGTAGCAGAGTTGTAAGAACCCTCTACAGCATTGCCCTTAGAAGCTGAAGTTGGCTCTACTCTGGAAATCCTAAGTAGGGAACCCAGCTCTAAAGCCTTCTTAATATTAGAGATAGAACCATCAGGTACAATCTCTTCTCCAAAAATAGATTGAAACTGAGCATAGTTCTTTATGACCGTAGTAGGACTCTTGTATGGTCCTTTAGTAGTATTAGCTACTACATGAGATACGCCCAATAAAGGAGTGCTGTCAGCAACATTATCATTCTGGAAATTAAATGTTACATTAGGACTTTGTGGCATGTTATGATTGAATTAATAAAGTATATGCATCCATTATAAAAGTAATGTCATGTATTGGTTCTATAGTCTCGACTATATTAGGAGGTGATATCAGGGTATCTTCTACTTTGAACTGGTAAACTTTTTCAAAAAGGCCTTGGTCAAGGTCTGGGAAATCAAAAAAGTTTACTACCTCTATAAATATGTTACCATCAAATGGGGCTTCTTCATAAATATAGGGTTTTAAATATCCCCTTTGTGATAAAGCAGTATACATTATCTTATGGAGTAACCTTAAATCATTCTGAGAACTAGACACTAGATGTATGTCTATGTACTGTTCAAATACCTCATAGGGGGTTTCAGATACTTTGAATGAGGTGTTATCGTTATCCCTTTGTAGTATATTCTTTGGTAAACCCATAGTTCCCGGATAGAATCCCCGGGGGTTTACTATTATACGCGGACAATCCTTCATGCCTTTGGACTGGTTATTTCCTGAGCCAAAGATCTGAAGGAATAATCCTTTGGAAGCTAGTATGGCTTCCTTATCATTTTTAAACTTAGAAATGTTTTCTGGGGTAGTGGGTATATATTCTGAGGGATCTAAAGTGATTCCTAAGTCCACTGATACATCCAGTAAAGCCTGATAAAAGCTCCTTTCAATTATTTCTTGTGAGTCTACCATTAGTATCGGATTTTAAAGGGTATTCCAGCTGCTTTTAGTTTCATGGATAGGACTTTTAAAACCATCTTCTTCACCATGAGGTCTCCCCCAGCAGCTCTATAGGAGGGTTTCCATAAGGGTCTAGCGGGGATATTATTACCTCCCCGTTCTAATAAGTTACATAGTTCTACCATGGTAAGAGTGGATTTCTGACCATCTATTTTAGGATGTCTCCTCTGGGACTGTACACCCACTCTGGTATAGGACTTATACTTCCATATATTGATGTTCTTATATAGAAAGCCAGTGAGGTTATATAGTTTATGTTCAGGGTATTTTTTAGAATACCTTTGTAAGGTAGAAATGGCCATTGGTGGCCAATAAGCCCCTGGAGGTGGAGTACCAGTAGACACGGATTTTTTTACTATCCTCAGGTATTTGAGGCTAAACTCATAAGAAGCTTTATTATAAGCTTCTATACATAAATCCCGTATGGAAGCTGGAAGCTTTGGCCATTTTTGCCAATTACCCAAGTACTTTACTTGGACCTTAAGCTTATTTTGACTAAATACTAACCCTGCCATATTACCCTAATGATTGGTTATGGTAGATATCCAATTTTATGGACTCAAAGCATATAACAATGTTGCTCCTAGTTCTAAGAGTAGAAGCTTCTTCATTCTTATATAAATCATCAATAATGGCTTGCTTTACAGCTTTAGCAGTTTCCTCTGGAATGTAGGCTCCAAGGGGGTTACCTTGGTACTTGAATAAGTTTAGTTTACTCTCCATGTCCTGGATCATATTTTGCACTAAAGCCTTTACTTTTTTTTCAGTGGCCTCTTTATCAATGATATGGTTTTCTCTACGAACTCTAGATACCAATTCTATGGTCTTCTCACAATTTAAATCTACAAAGGCATTTACCAGGGTTTTGGCTCTTAGCTGAGTCTCTGGGATTAGGGCCTCTGATATATACATCAATTTTTGGTTTTGAGACTTAGATTCCTCCAATAATAGAGTGAGAGTATCATTATACTTGGATATCATTTTATCTATGATGGATTTAAACCATCTAAAGCATATCACCATAAGACTAGCTGAGATTACTATAAAAAACCCCGCTGATACTGCTAGCATACCAAATTCAGATATGCCCTTTGTTACTTCAAGTCCAGTTTGAATATCCACCATGTTATTAAAAAATTTAGTTATTACATCTTTTCTCAAGGTACTTTTATCCCCATACCTATTAGGTCAGAAAGGTATTGATTAAATACCATTTCTGAATAACCATCTGGATCACATACCAAGTCATAAGCATATAATATACAGTCTGAAGCATTTTTAGAGGCCTAACATAAAAAGGCTTACTACCAGAGGGATACTCTAAAGTAGTAAGCCTTTTAGTTAAATGGCATATATAATCGTCAAAACGAAAAGTACATTTTTCGGGCGTTTAAATCAAGTTCCACGCCTTGGTTATTTCTGTCTAATCAATTTCGTTTTTTCCAATTTTTTATCCAATATCACGCCGTCCAACTCGTATCCACCGTACGCCAAAGCAAAGGAACTGGCTACTTTGTTGTCTC